AAATCACACGTGATGAAATCAAACAGCAAGTTGAGAGCTTGATGGTTGAACTAGTTGGACTAACAGCATTGTACGACTTCTTAGTTGTATGTGATGAATCAAACAATACACCGGCAAGAATTGATAGAAACGAACTATATGTTGATATTGCAATCGAACCAGTTAAAGCAGTTGAATTCATTTACATTCCACTACGTATTAAAAACACAGGCGAGATATCAGGTCTATAATATCATAAATGTGGGGGGTTGAAACAGATCCCCCACAAAATGATAAATACTTGTGAATAGGAGAATATATAGATGGCAATCTCAACATTAACAAATATTTCGGTTCCATTATCAAACGATAATAGTGCAAACAACCAAGGTCTACTAATGCCGAAGCTGCAATATCGCTTCCGTGTATTACTAGAAGGTTTTGGTGTTTCAAACGAAACTCAAGAATTAACAAAACAAGTTATTGACGTAACTCGTCCAAATGTTAGTTTTGAACAAACTGAAATTCATGTTTACAACAGTAAAGTACGTTTAGCTGGTAAGCATGATTGGCAAGACATTTCATTGAACTTGCGTGATGACGTTAACGGTTCTGTATCAAAACTAGTTGGCGAACAATTACAGAAACAATTTGATTTTTACGAACAAGCAAGTGCAGCTAGTGGCTTGGATTACAAGTTTACTACACGCATTGAAATGCTAGACGGTGGTAATGGTATACATACACCAACAGTATTAGAAACATGGGAAATATATGGTTGTTACCTAAACTCAGTAAACTACGGTTCGATGAGCTATAGCACTAGTGATCCTGTACAAATTGAACTTTCAATTAGATACGATAACGCATTACAAAAACCAGATAATTCTGGTATCGGATCAAACGTACCACGTAACCAAAGTACATTTACTACAGGCGGCGGTGCTTAATTATATTTGAGAGATTGCTTTGTAAAACTAACAAGGAGTCATCGGCTCCTTGTTTTTTTATAAACTACGTAGTTTATTATCCAGGATAAATACATTATGAGCTGGAACAACGGATATAGAAATAACAATAATTTATACAATAGTAGTAAAGGTCAATTGGCTGACTTTTCCCATGCCAGTGAACTTTACATTAAAAACAACTATAGATTAACTCCTAATAGTAAATTTTTATATCACTGTGTTTTTAATGTTAATCAAGCTGCACTAGCAAAAGTTGGTATTGGGTTAAGAAACTATCTTAACGGCACTGAAATCAACATGCTATGCAAAAGTGCAGAACTACCTAGTTTTAATATTAGTACTGATACAAAAAATCAGTATAATAGAAAAAAAATTGTACAAACTAAGCTAAGTCACAATCCTGTAAGATTTAGATTCCATGACGATAGAGCAGGAGTTATACTAGCATTATGGGAAGCATATTATAGATATTACTATAAAGATCCTAGCTATGCCAAATACACAGCAGGAAATCAACCAGACAATGTAACTTTTCAACAGTGGTCAAACCTTGATACTTACGAAGTAGGTACACAATATCGTTATGGTTTTGATACAGGAAAAAAAGACAACGTACCATTTTTTAACAGCATTACAATAAATGTATTATCAGGCAGAGATGGCCGTAGTATACATACAAGTTACACACTTATTAATCCAGTAATAACGGCTTGGGATTCAGATGAAGTAAGCCAAGAATCGTCAGACTTTATGGAAGCTACAATGGGCGTTGAATACGAATCTGTTGTATATAACAGAGGTAACACAACAAGAGATAACCCTGCAGGCTTTGCTGATCCGTCGCACTATGACACTACACCAAGTCCATTGTATAATCCTAATCAAGATAATTTATACCCGTATCTTACACCATGGGGGAAAGTTTTTGAAGATATAGTTAATGGTGATGTAGGATTAGATACAGTATTACAAGTTATATTAAATTTACAAAACAGTGAATTTGCTACAGCAAACAATTCAGTTCCAGCAGTTAGTAACAATAGTTTAGGTTTTAGTATTCCAAAAAATACAAATTTAAATTTTGGAAACCAAGTTGTACAGAACAATTTAACCGCTTCGCCTACTGTGTCAAAAGCTGACTTAGTAAATAGTTTAACAAATAATCCGGCTGCATTGAACAACTATGCATTTTTAACTGAATTTTCACCAGGTGCAAATGGTGGATTCAACGAAAGAAGAGCAGAATGGGACGCACTGCCAGCTGGTACTAAAGCTGCATTTGAACAAAATGCACTAAACAAACTAAGGTAATAATCATGGCTGAAGAAGATATTAGTACGTCAATTAAAGAATTTTTTGATAGAAATCTAAATGACAAAATTTCATTTAGTTCTAACCAAGTAGACAGTGTAGTTGGATTTTTTAAAAAACGTGGGTTTGATGATGTAGCAGCAACAAATGTAGCAAGTGTTATATTGCAACAAGCCAAAAGAGACAATACTAGTGTTTTTAAAATTGTTGATACATTAAAAGGATTAACAGAAATTCAACTTAGTAATTTAGTTGCAACAATTTTAAATAACAACAGAAGTAAAATTAGCAACATAGGTTTTGCACAAATATCATCTACAGAAACCAAAGATTCGAGAAACGTTAAACTGTAATGGCACATTTTGCACAAGGAAAATATGCATTAAAGAATCCTGAAAAATACATAGGAGGAAGAACACCTACCTATCGTAGTAGTTGGGAGTTTGCATTTATGCGTTTTTGTGATTTAAATGAAAACATATCAAAATGGGCAAGCGAAGCAGTACGCATTCCATACAGACATCCTTTTACAGGAAAGTTTACAATATATGTTCCAGACTTTTTTATTGTGTACACAGACAAAAAAGGCAAAGAACATGTTGAACTTATTGAAGTAAAACCAAGTAATCAAACCTTCAAAGAAAATCTAGGACGTAGCAAAGCAAATCAAGCACACTACGTTATCAATCAAGCCAAATGGCAAGCAGCAAGAGCATATAGCAAACAAAAAGGAATCACCTTCAGAGTAATAAATGAAGGAGATATTTTCCACCAAGGAAAACGTAGATAAATAATAGTAGTATATAACGGAAAGCTACTATGACTAAAAAATTAGAAGAAATGTTAAACTTGCCCGACAACGAAGACATTGTCGAAAATTCTAAATCTAAAAAAGAAACTGCTATCATAGAGCAGGAAGATACATTCAGAGATATTGCTGAATTTGATAAAATAGCCAGTGCATTGCCAGCTGTAAAAGGGCTTGGAGAATTAGCAGACAAAGAATTAAACGAAGTTGCTGATAAAGCTATGCAAGCATACGAGGAACTAATGGATCTTGGTATGAACGTAGAAAGTCGTTATAGTGGTAGAGTTTTTGAAGTAGCAGGCGGCATGTTAAAAACATCGTTGGATGCTAAAGTTGCTAAATTAGATAAAAAACTTAAAATGGTAGAACTACAACTTAAAAAAGAAAAAATGGACAGAGATGCAGGCCAAGGTGACGGCGACTTTGTCAACGGTGAAGGGTATGTAGTAACGGACAGAAATAGCTTGCTGGAACGCCTTAAAGGCATGAATAATGATAAATAATACAAATAGGATCCATTGCAATGAAAAAATTTACAGATTATTTAACTGAGTCTAAAAAGACTTATGAATTTAAAATAGGTATAGCAGGTGAACTGCCGGAAGGATTTGACAATAGTCTCGAAACTGCACTACAGAAGTTTGGACTTGTTAAAGTAACTGCTGGCAAAAAAACACCAATACAAGAACGTCCACTAGACTTTCCACAGTTAGAAAATACAGAAGTTACTTATTGGGAAGCTGAGGTTTCATATCCTACTACTCCATTAGCATTGCAAGAGTATTTGGGTCATTGCTGTGATGTTCCGAGATATAATGTAATTGTACGTAATCCTAACGAACCGCAAGAGCTTTATCAAGAAGAAAAAGAAGAAACAGAATATGAAGTTAAGCTAACCAAAGAAGAAATGGAAGGCGAATCAGCACAAGATAAAGTTGGTGGCAATCATGTAATGGATCTATTAAAAGAATTAGAAGCTGCACGTAAAGAACGTGCAAATGATTATATCGGCGATGCTCCTGTGGGAGAAAGTAAAGATATTGGCGATACTGAAAACTCAAAAAGTGTTGTAGGAGGCTAATATGAAAATCTTCGAGGTCACTAGTAGAACTAAAAAAATAATCAATGAAATCACAGCTGAAGATTTGTTAGCAGGTCTTAGAGATCGTTTAACCAGTAGAAATTATGATCGTACCGTAAGTTGGATCGAAGATGACTATAATAACTTTGCAACACAAGAAGATGTTGATCGCTTTCTACAAGACGCTGCAGAATCTCATGACAACTTTTTTCAAATGCCGTATGCTCGTGCTGCTAGAGAAGCATTATTTGCTGTAAATGTTAGTGCAGGTCGAGTTGAAGATACAGGCGAAGAGCCAATTGTACCATTAGATACAGTAACAGACGATCCTGAAGCAGCCAACCAAGCTGCCGCCGATGCAGCAATTGATAGTCGTATGAATAGCGATGCAGCAGCACCAAGTGAAACACCGGCACCGGCATCTGTTAGAGATTTAGGCAATGGGTTTGAACAAATAACAACTACAGTTCTCGGTCAAGAAGTTACAGGTGTGCGTGACACTAGATCAAATCTTGTGTTTGTTAGAAATCAAGACAGTGACGGCAATGCACTTGTTCGTAGTCCTGCTCAATATCTTCAACTAGGCGACAACGGCCAATTAAGAGGTACTACTCCAGGTCCTGAAACTATGAGAGCGTTAACACAAGCAGGAATCGGTCCTGAAGGCAACGACGAACCAAGCACAGGTCCGGATGACGGATCAAGAGCAGGGCAAGAACCAAACAGACCAGTTACAGCACCAGAGCCTCAAGGAGATCCATTAGGTGGCGAAGCACCAACAGGTCCCGGCGGTGATGAACCATTACCGCAAACAAGAACAGAACCGAGAACAG